GAAATGATACGCTGTTTCATTTAGGTGTGTATCTTAAAAAAAGATTTGAGAAAAACTGGAAAGGTAAAATGTTAATCTACAATGAAAAATACTTTGATCCGCCATTGAGCGAAGATGAAGTTTTAACATGCACGGATTCAGTTGAAAAAGAAGATTACAAATACAAATGTAAACAAGAACCGATGCATAGTCATTGTGATCCAATGGCATGTGCAATGGTAAAGTATGGTGTAGGTGACGGAGATTTACCTGGCATAGCACCAGCATCTGTTGAGAAGTATGAATCAGATCCACCTATTTACATTGTATCAATTGATGGTGATGAAGTTGAATGTGATGACGAAACACTTTGGAATCCAGATAAGTTTGGTATGGCATGTATGAACCAGACTCAAAAGATTATGGACCCGGTTAGTAAACCAATGTGGAGAAAGTTATTAAAGAAATTATTTCAAGACATTTCATATTCTCCTGCACCCGAGTCTTCTAAGTTAGATGTGCAAATGAAAGATCTATTTGAAAGATTTGCAATGCGTGCACCAGGAAAAGATATTACACAAGTTAGAAAAGGTAAACCGTTTACAGAAAACGGATCAACCATATTTAAATGGTCAGACTTTTGGACATTCTTAAATAGAAATGGATGGGACACTAGAAAGATGACAAGTATTAAAACACAAAAATTTTTTATCGACTTGTACAATGGTGATGAGAAGTCTCCTAAGATTGATGGCAAGACTACAAGAGTTATAGAAATTGCAGAACAAGAAATTATGAGACCGATTGTGAGAAGCGAGCGAAAGAAAAAATCTTCCTTTCAAGTTGCAGAAGGTGGTGAACAATGAAACGTGTAAAGATTCCAGGACCTCCAGGTACAGGTAAAACACATAGATTAGTTCACCACTATCTAAACGATGAAATTAATAATAAAAAAACTCCGCATGAAAAAATACTTTATGTAGGTTTTAGTAATGCTGCTGTGAATGAGGCCAGAGAAAGAATTAATAAATTATTTCCTGGTAATCAAATACAGATACTAACTCTACATTCACTAGGAAAACGAACATTAAATTTAGATTCAAACAAACTATTAAAAGGAAAGCGTTGGGATGAATTTAAATTAGCTAAAAGCCATAACGACATAGATTTTGACAACTCTACAGATGAAGACAATTCTACAATTGCTTTTAAATCTGATGAATTAAAAGTTATTCAATATACAAAAAATAAAATGCAAGGTCGTGATGATGTATACGACAATGCTTTTGAAATGGGTGTACAAGACGAAATAGATGTTCACAAAACAGAGCAACTATTTCAAGACATCGAAGATTACAAAGCCGATACCGGTATGTACGAATTTTCAGACATGATAAAAAAGTTCATTGATGAAGGCTGCTCTCTGTCCCTTGATGCAGTCTTCTTAGATGAAGCTCAAGATCTGAATCCCTTGCAATGGAAGATGTTTTTTCAAATAGAAGAAACATGTCAACGATCTTACGTTGCAGGGGATGACGATCAAACGATATTTTCGTTTACAGCAGCTTCGCCTCAACAGTTTATAGATCTATCCGGAGACATAGATGCTCAAATAAATTCAAACAGGGTTCCGTCTAAAATACATGAAGAAGCTGTTTCTGTTTTAAACAATATTGAAAATAGATTAGCAAAAGAATGGTTACCAAGATCAGGTGATCCAGGTTCAGTCATTGAAGGTACAGATTTAGAAGAACTTAATCTTGATTCTAATAAAGAAAGCTGGATGATATTAACTAGAATAAATAAACAACAGGACGAAATTATACGCTATCTTGAGACAGCAAACTACTACTTTTTTTGTCCAAAAGCAGAAATAATTACTAGACAAGTTATTGCAGCGTGGAGAATTTGGGACCGATTAAATAAAGGTGCAAGCGTTAGTGGAGATGAGGCAGCTATATTATACCAATTCTGTACCGTTCAAAACGGACAAGTAAAGCGTGGTTTTGCAAGTGGTAAAACTGTCAGTAAATTATTTACAGTTACTTTAGAAGAATTAAAAGAACATCATGGTTTACTAATCGAAGGTGATTGGACAAAACTAGATTATAACGATACACAAAAAGAACATATTCAAGCCCTTTTAGATAAAGGTGAAGATCTTTATGAAGATCCTAAAATTACAGTATCTACAATCCATAAAGCAAAAGGTAAGGAAGCCGACAATGTTATTTTATTTACAGACATGAGTTGGAAACCTTACACTCAGGCATGTAAAACTAGTGAACTAGAAGATACAGAGCACCGTGTATGGTTTGTAGGTATAACCAGAGCCAAGAAAGTATTATATTATATGAATCAAGGCTCGAAATACATTTATAAACCAGGAGAAAACATACAATGACAGATAAATCTTTATTTGAAAAAGCATTTTATTCTAAAAATGCAAAAGACAGGCAAGAAGGCGGCGATCATTACAAAATAAAAATACAGCCGTTTGATTTTATCATGGAAAACAATCTTAATTTTTTTCAAGGCAACGTAATTAAATATGTTGTGAGATATTTGAAGAAAAATAAAATAGAAGATTTAAATAAAATTAAACACTATTGTGATTTAGAAATAGATAGATTGAGAAAGGAGTGGGACCATGAAGTTTGATGAAGAGTGTTCATTTTTACTGTATGTTGGAGTCACATTAACAATTATACTAATAACTGGGATTCTTGGAATATGACTAGAAAAGAATATCTTAAAAAATACTATCTAGAAAACAAAGAGAAATATAATAAACAATCTAGTAAATGGTATGCAGACAATAAATCAAGAGCTCAGTTTAATGTTAGAAAATGGAGAGCACAAAATAAAGAACATTTAAAACAATATAAACATGAGTATTACATTAAAAACAAAGAAAGAAGGGAGAGAGAAAAGTTAATATGAGTGAACCAGGAAAAAAATGGGACGGTAAATCCAGAATACCTACCGAAGAGTTTAAGAAAAACTTTGATGAAATTTTTGGAAAAAAAGAAGATAAAGATAAAAAGGATGAAGATGGATTACAACTTAACCTTGACGTATGATATAGGTTTAATCACTTGCATTTGTGTATTTTATTTTGTATTAGGAATCTAACGAAAGTTAGTAATTATGTCTTTTTTTGAAACACCGATAGAATGGAATGCACCGGATAATTATCCGGACTTATCTAAGTTTAAATATGTTGCCATTGATTTGGAAACAAGAGATCCGGATCTAAAATCAAAAGGATCTGGTGCGGTTAGACAAAATGGTGAGATTATTGGTATTGCACTTGCGGTGAATGAAGATGGATTTAAATGGTCTGGTTACTATCCAATCGCGCATCGCGCAGGTAACTTAGATAAAGGAATTGTTTTAGATTACGTTAAAGAAATATGCGCTGCAGATAATACAAAAATATTTCATAATGCAATGTACGACGTATCATGGCTAAGATCAGTTGGCATACCTGTCAAAGGAAATATTGTGGATACTATGGTAATGTTATCTTTAATTGATGAGAATAGATTTTGGTATTCACTAAACAGTGCAACCTGGGATTATTTACGTGTTACAAAAGATGAAACATTATTAAAAGAAGCTGCAGAAAATGCTGGCATTGATCCTAAATCAGAAATGTATAAACTTCCTGCAATGTATGTAGGTCGATATGCAGAACAAGATGCTGCAATTACAATTGATCTGTACCATAAATTAACTGAAGAAATTGAAAAACAAAAACTACATAGAATTTTAAAACTAGAGACAGATTTGTTTCCATGTTTAATGGACATGAAATTTAAAGGTGTTCGCGTGGATGTCGAAGGCGCTCATATACTCCAACAAGAATTAATCGGACAAGAAGAAGAGTTATTGCACCAAGTAAAAAAAGAAACAGGAATAGAGCCTGAAATATGGGCAGCCAGAAATATTGCAAAAATATTTGATAAGCTGAATTTAAAGTACGCACACACTGCAAAAGGAACTCCTTCATTTACAAAAACCTTTCTTCAAGAACATGAGAATCCATTTGTAAAGAAGATAGCAAAAGCTAGAGAAATAAACAAGATGCATACTACTTTCATTAATAGTATTTTAAAACATGTACACAAAGGTAGAATTCATGCCGATATTAATCCAATTAGATCAGATACCGGAGGTACCGTTACAGGAAGATTTAGTTATGCAAATCCAAATCTTCAACAAATGCCAATACGAAATCCAGAATTAGGTAGTAAAATCAGAGGCTTATTCTTACCTGAGCGAGAACATAAATGGGGATCATTTGACTATTCACAACAAGAGCCAAGACTTGTGGTGCATTACGCAGCCGATGATGAATATATTGCTGAACAACCGTCTGTAAAAGAAATTGTAAAACAATTTAACGATGACTCTGTAGACTTTCACCAGGTTGTTGCAGACATGGCCGGCATTGAAAGAAAACAAGCCAAGACCATTAACTTAGGTTTGTTCTACGGTATGGGTAAAGGTAAATTACAAAATGAATTAGGATTAGATAAAAGAGAAGCTGAAGAATTATTTGATAAATATCATGATAAAGTTCCGTTTGTAAAAAATTTAACTAGAAATTTAATTAACGAAGCTGAATCAACTGGAGTGATTGGAACGATCGGGGGAAGACGTTGCAGATTTCATAGATGGCAGATTAATGAATATACTCCAGGAAAACTTCCACAACTAGGTACTAAAATAGAAATCG